GGGCAGCAATCGCTATCGGTGTTGGTGGTAACAATGCTCTTAACGTTGGAAAACTTAGAGCTATGAAACAAGAGATGGATGATAAAGGGGTACCACAAACAGATCGACACTTAGGATTATCTGCTGCTGCAATGCAACAGTTGCTTGGTGACGATAAAGTAACATCTGCTGACTACAATACAATTCGAGCACTTGTTCACGGTGATATTGATACATACATGAACTTTAAGTTCCATATGATCGAAACTCGTGCGGAAGGTGGATTACCATTGGTTGGGACTACCCGAACAGTTTTCGCATGGCATAAAGATGCAGTTGGTTTGGCCGAAGGTATGCCAGAGTCAACAGAGATCAATTATATCCCTGAAAAAACATCTTGGCTTGTTACAGGTAAGCTATTAGCTGGCGCAATCAATATCGATGACAACGGCATCGTTAAAGCGTCTATCGATGACACATTAGTAGTTTAATAAGGAGATTGAATAATGGCTTTTAATATTGATGGTCTAGGCAAGGTTGGAAACCAATCACGCCGTGGTGCTTCGCCTCAGAAGTACAATTATCGTACAACTGATACGCTAGCTACAGTAACTGGCAACAATTATTTTACCAAAATTGCATCTATGCTTGAGGTTGGTGATGAAATTGAAATCCAACACGTTACATCCCTAACAGATAGTCCTGTCGCTATCTCTGGATATAACAAAGTTGTGATTGCTGCTAAGGTGCCTGGTCTCATCCTAGCAGCGGATACAAATGGGGTTGCTGTTCTTACAACGACAATCCCAGACGTATCCACAGCATCAACAACACCGCTTGTTGTAAATGTTGCTGGTGATATTGACGCAATCGTTACTGTTCTTGGTGGAAACATCACAACAGCGAACGCAGCAATTACATTCAACATTGGTGGCGTTGCTGTTACAAACAGTGCGATCACTGTAGCTGCACCGGGAACCACAGGAGATGTTGATAACTCAGCACCTACCGCAGCAAAAACGTTGGCAGTTGGAAACACGCTGAACGTATTGACTAACGGTGGTTCAACAGGAACTGCGCCTTTGTATGTGATCTACAAAGTAACTCTTGCTTAAGAGGTAATGAAATGGCTTTAACCAAATATGAAGTTTGCTCACTAGCGTTAACTGAATTAGGGTTAAGGCCAATTCAGACTTTTGAAGATGACTCAAATCTTGAAGCGTCACGAGTTTGTGGACAGTTGTGGGATCATTATTCCGCATACTTACAGTCCGTATTCCCGTGGCGTTTCAATATGACAAAACGAAATTTAAACAGAAACTTATCGTCTCCACTTAATGAGTGGAAATATTCATTTGATAAACCATTCGATTTGCTGACACTACACGCGATATTTGACACAAGTTCTCAATCAGCAATGCCGTATCAGAACTTCGAGCTGTTTGAGAATTATATTTATTCAGACGCCGAAACACTGTGGGCTGATTTCCAAGTAAAAAAAGAATCACAATTCTGGCCAAAGTATTTTGAAGAATTCGCTGTGATGGCTTTAGCTGCCAAACTAGCCCCAATACTAACAGACAAACAAGGTCTTGCTGATACTAAGCGCCTACTAGCGTGGGGATCTCCACAAGAAGATAGTAGGGGCGGTCTTGCGGGATTAGCACTGACAGTTGACGCTAAGCAATCACCTTCTGAGCCTGTGAACTCATACCCATTTGTAGCTGCGAGGTTTTCATAATGGTTGCTAAAAGGCAAAACAGATTTACAAACGGATGGATAGATCCAAAAGCTGTAGCCCTTAATGATTACGAACAATTCTATGCGAGTCTTGCCAATGCTACAAACGTAATAGGAATACCTGAAGGCGGTATTTCTTTAAGATATGGGATGAGGAGCATCTCAAGAGTCAGAAGAAAGATGACGCGCTTAACGATTGGCGTAACGATCACAGCCCCAAATGGAGGCACGACGGCTAATGTCAACGATGGAAATGACTCTACATTCCTAGTGACAACGACGCCTGTCGGGACAACAAATAACTTCGTCGTTGTAAGTTATGATCTTGGCGTTGGCGTTTATATAAGATTTGTTGATGTTGTCGCAGCCACACTAACAACAAATAGCAGTAATGAATTTCAGGTGCAAACTTCTGATGATGGTATTGCATGGACACAGGTTGGAAGTAATATCAGCCTGAATCAAACCCCATCCACATATCGTGTTAAGATAGATGCTGGTATTAGATATGCTCGATTAGTTAGGGTAGGAGTAACAAATCTTGGGGCTGCAAATGTTAGTATCGCTGATTTTAATATCTACCTTGAAGATACATCAACAAATGGTCTGTCTCGCACTCGTTGCATAAGATATAAGTTCAACATTGATCAACGTTACGTTCTTGTTCTATCAGATAAAAATATCGCTATTTATAGAAACGGTGTATATCAAGCAGATGTTCGAGCGCCAATCATAACAGATGATAAATTAGATAAAATTAACTGGGCTTTTGGTGGTGACACTATACTGATTTGTCATGAGGACTTTGATGTTCAGCTTTTAAAGCGTCTGGGTAGCGATACGTTATGGAGTATTGAAACATGGGCACCTGATAACATCCCGTATTATGATTTTGTCCCAAGCAAAACTTTGCCAGCAGCAACACTAACGCCAAGTGCCGTATCTGGTGTTGTAACTCTTACCGCTAGCGCAGCTGCATTTAATGCGGGCGACGTTAACCAAATTGTAGAAGGAAACTTTGGCAAAGCTAGGATCGTTGCGTATACATCAACAACAGTTGTGAGTGCTGTAACCATAGCTGCTTTTGCTAACACGAGTGCAATTGCAGCGAACAATTGGAATATACAACGTGGGTTTGAGCCAATAATATCACCAACGCGCGGTTATGTAAGAAGCCTTTGCTTTTTTAATCAACGCCTATGGATCGGTGGAACTAAGTCAAAGCCTCGAAGTATCGTTGGGTCAATCATTGGTGAACCTTTTGATTTTAATCTAGGGCAAGGTCGCGACTCAGATGGGATATTCTTTGATCTTGATAATGAAGAGCCAATTGTAAATATCCTGCCACACAGAGCATTAAATCTATTCACGTCAGGCGCAGAATCTGCATATATACCTGCTAGGGGTTTACCAACTAATAATGAAACAACATCATTCATTCCACAGACAGAAATAGGAAGTAAACAAGGTCTAAGGCCTGTTGTTAGTAATGGTGTGATTATATTTGTGCAACGGGGTGCTAATAGCGTATTTAGCCTAGTGTATGATGATACACAACAATCATTTACAGCATCGAATATTAGTCGTCTTGCATCCCATATCATAAGAACCCCCGTTGACTTTGACATACGTCGAAGTAATTCAGCAGAGGAAGCAGATTCGTTACTTGTCGTTAACTCAGATGGGACAATGGCAAATGGATTATTCGTTAGTGAAGAAAAGATAAACGGATTCACATTAATCCAAACAGACGGATTAATCCAAAACGCTGTTGCTGATGAAGAGGATGTTTATTTTGTTGTTAGAAGAACAATCAATGGCGTTGAAAATAATTACTTAGAGGTTGCCGATAGCTCAATGTTCTTAGACGCGTCAGTCAAGATAACAACAGGATTGCCAACAAATACGTTCACGGGGTTAGATCATTTGGAAGGTAAGACCGTTAGTGTTTATGCGGATGGTCTTTATCTAGAAGATAGGGTTGTCGCAGGCGGGCAAATAACAACGGAAGTCGATGTTGAAGATTATGTTCATATTGGCCTTCCATTCACACCAACTATTCAAACACTTCCATTTGAGTTAATGAATAATCCTTATGACCAGATGGGGGTTAAGAAAAGAGTAAGCTCTGTTTACCTCTGGTTATACAACTCTATGGAACTTCGCGTTAATGGGATCAACGTGACAATGCGAGATTATTCAACTTTGGTCGATCAACCCTTGCCAGTGTTTACAGGGATCAAACGGGTAGAAGGATTGCGTGGTCGCGATGAATACGGACAGATTACAATTGATCAGTCTAAACCGTTACCGTTTACATTATTAGCTTTAAGATTAGAGGATAATTCATAATGTTCAGTTTTCCTTTTATGTCAGGTTCATCATCAGAATCATCTCAAAGCAATCAAGGAATGAGCTTTAATAAAGGTATGTCATTACTTAACAGAGGCGGTGGCCTTGCAAATACAGCAGCAGGCATTTACGCAAATAGAGCAAGAAGTAGAATGGGTGTAAACCGTTTTAATCTTGCAGCAATGTTTGATGACCTTGAAGCAAAACAAATTGAGACTAATGCCATGGCTCAAAGTAATTACATCAAGAATCAGCTCTTAGATAACATGGCGTCTGCAACAGCTCTATTTGCCAACTCAGGAAAAGACGTGGCATCTGCTGGTGTATTGCATGATATCAGTAGAAAGAATGCTATGACAGATGTTCTTAATACACAAGATCAAGGTCGACTTGGTGCTATTCAGGCACGTTCATCCGCAGTATCTAATAGAGCAAACGCAAAGATTACAGACGCGTTTGGGCGTTTTGAGCGAGCAGGAATGAAGACAAAATTAGCATCTGAGGGATTAAACTTTCTTTTTGGCGCAAGGGGATTGATTCGTGGTTAAAACAATCTATGAGCAAAGAACATTAGGGGTTCAACCTGCACGATTAAACCAAAGTAATGCCCCAGAACAAATGATGCAACAAGTAGAGAATTCAGCTCTTAAGACAGCTGGAGAACTTTACAAAACGGCTGATGATATTTATAAGATGGATTTTGATATTGCATCACGTCGAATGATATCTGATATATACTCAAAGAATCCTAATGATCCCGAGAAGTTAAGGAAAGAATTTGACGAAGCACAAAAGGGATTGCTAAAAGATGCCAGCCCAATGCAGGCTATGGAATTGCAGGCTAAGTTTGAATATATGACGATGCAACATCTTGCATCCGCTACGCAAAACAAACTTAAGATAAATAATGATCAGCTCAAGGAAAAATCTTTAGAGCATTTGAATTATCTACAAAATAGTTTAGAGCACAATGCCTTAGGGATGCTATCTGATGATCCCGTAGTACAAGCTGCATCTTCAAAATCTGCCCAGGCTGACTTTTTAAGTATGCAAGAGACTTTAAACGCTAAAGACTCTAACGGTAACCCGATATTTAGTGCTGATCAGCGTGTTAGTGCAACGGTAAACATGCGTCAAAAGATGATGCTTTACGCGGCTAATGAGCAGTTAAAAAATGCAGATGATCCAGAACTAGCATATCAGCAAATCATTAATGATGAAAAAAAGCTAGAGTTCAAAGACCCTGATAATAATGTTCAGGCATCATTAAGCATAAAAGATGATCTAAGTGTTGATGATTTATGGAGACTACAGAGAACAAAAGATCAGCTTATTAAAGAGAAAAAGGCTGTTGTTGCAGAAACTCAAAAGATAGAGACTGGGCGCAGTATTGCTGATGGTGACATTACTGGTGATCCTAGGAACGCAGCAGACAGAGAAGCATTTAATGCGTGGTTTGAGACGCAGGTTCAAGGGCTACAAAACCTTCCTCAAAATGAGCGAAATCAGGAAATCATTAACATCGTTAGCAGGTCTGGTATAGTCCCTGATCAGGTTAAAAGCAGCATATCAGCACAGCTTAATAACGGTAACCCACAACAAAGGTTATTAGCATCTGAACAGATGTTATCAATCATCAATAACAACCCAAAAGTTAGCGAACAGTTTAATTCCTCTGATATCGAGTATGCTCTAGCAATAAAGAATAATTATTTTGCTGGTGCAGATATAGAGCAGGTAATTAAAGATGTTAATGACAAAATCAACCCGACAAAGAAAGAAGAGTTAGAAGCGCGAGCCAAACAATTTAAGGAAATTGGCAAAGACTTTGATGCAATAGCCTTTGCAAGGAAAGCATTCGCGGATCAAAGTACTGCTAAAATGTTTGGTAACAATGTTACATTGCCTGAAGATGCTAGATTAGAATTTGGTTATAAAACTGATATAGAAAACAAATTCTTAGAGTTTTACACTCGTTATCCAAATCCAGATGTAGCTCAAAAACAGCTCGAGTTGTATGTTCAAAATAATTATGGTGTGACCCACATTGACGGCCATCCAAGAATCACTGAACTTCCGATTGAGAAAGAATACAAAATCAATGGTGTCAATGACTATGGTTGGATTGCTAACCAATTGTTTGATGCCGTCGAGAAAATAGATACAACCATTCCTCATGAGAACTTACTTATCAATGCAGATGCTCAAACTAAATCTGAAAAGAGATCAGGTCAATCACCAACATATCCTATTCAATATTTTGATGATACAGGCGCAGTCGTTAACCTAACTGACAAGAATAATATGCCTGTACGTTTTAGGCCAAACCTAGACGAGGGATTAAAAGCAGAGAAAGCTAAGATAGCAAATGCTGATGCGTATCACCAAGCTCGTATTGATAATGAAGAAGATCCATCTAGAGCCTTTACCAATCCTCTGTATGACCCTAAAGCAAAAGTTCAGCAAAGCGTTGGTTCTGTAACTAAAGCACAGGTTAAAGCGAGATTAAGCAAGACAGAAAGAATTAGACAAGAAGGTGAAAAAGCAAGGTTAAGAGGTAAGATAATCTAATGGCACGTAAAAAGAAAATCCCAGCAGTTCGGCTTACAATTGATAACGACCAAGCAAATCAACATTCTAATGAACAAATCGATAACTACCTTCCTATTAATGACTCTAATACAGCTGTCGTTGATTCTGGAATTAATGCGCCTACTCTAAGTTTTTTTGGGGGCAAAGATCTCGCTAAACCTAAAGCACCAGAAAAAGAAGCTTTCTGGGCAACACAAGGGGCGCAATGGAGACAAGAGAATTTCTTTGCTTCATTAATACCTTATGAATGGCCAGAAGACCTAAAGAATAACCCAGAAGAAAGTGTAGAAGGATTTAACCCACTCGATCACACACAAGGGTATGAAGACTACCAAGATGATTTTGTCGGGCTATCTAATAAAGTTGAAGTCGATCGCCTTAAATATGTAATCGATAAAGAACGTCAAGACCGCGCGATAATAGCGAATAGTACAGGTTGGTCGAACCTTGTTAGCGGTATGGTTGCGGGAACTGTATCACCTATTAATTTGCTTCCTATCGGGGCTGCCTATCGTAGTCTATCTGCTGGCAACTCAATCTTGCGAACAGGTCTTGCGACCGCGGCGACCAATGCAACTTCACAGGCTCTTGAGGAAGTGGTGTTAAGGAATACACAAGCTACGCGTACTAATGAAGAGAGTATGATGAACATAGCTGGTGCTACGTTGCTTGGTGGTGTTCTTGGAGCTGGTGCTAGCGCTATTTCTAAAGCTGATTTTATTGAGCTATCCAAAAGATTAGAAAGAGAAATGGTAATCCCAAAGGATGGCGAGAACTATCTCGGCGGTGATAAAATTGTCATTACCAAAGCTGAGCTAGATGCTGACACTGATGTTATGCGAAGTGTTGGCGCAAAATCATCAATGACAGAAGCAAAGCTAAAAAGTGCGTTAGGTGCAGAAAAGTTAGCTGTAACACCGGGATTGAGATTAGCCACATCAAAAAATGTTGCATCAAGGCAAGCAGGACAACAACTTGTCGATACAGGGTTACTATACGAAGGAAATGCCTTGGGTATTGAAACCCCTATGCCAGTATCAACACTTGTAGAATTTAACAGAAATAAAGATCTAAGCTCTTTCTCTTTTAACACTGAGAACTTATATAAATCTTACTTGAAATCCCAAAAGAATTTGCCTGCTGAACAACGCTATCAGCTAACTGATAACATGGGGGTTCCAATAAAAGATAATCTGTTATCTCAGCAGACTTTTAATATGGAGATAACTCGTGCGGTCAAAGACAAAGGACACGCAGTAAAAGAAATAGCTGACGCTGCTAAAGACTTCAAAAAGTATTTAGATAAGTGGCGAGATGAAAATATCGCAGCTGGAAACTTGCCAGAAACTGCTGTTCGAGATGATTACATCCCTCATTATTATGACAAAGAAAAAATTATTGCCGATAGAGAAGGGTTCATTGGAATCCTTGAGACAGAAATAAAAACAAGGAATCCAAATACAGCACTTGATGCTAGCGAAATAAACGCAATTGCTAATGATGTTATGTTTCAGATCATGCACGGCGATCCAACACAAATCGCTTTGAAAGGATTTAGTATCCCAGAGACAAGAGGCTCGTTAAAGGAAAGAACGTTAGACTTGCCTAACGATCTGGCTTTCAACTTTATTGAAACAGATGCTGAAAAAATTCTTAGGCGATACTTTGACCAAATGATTCCTGATGCTGTTCTAAAGAATACGGTCGGCGACACTACAGGCATAGGTCTTAAACTTAAGATATCAGACCAATACAGAAGTGATATTAGTAAGTTAAGAAGTGAATCTCCAAAGACAACAGAAGCAAGGAATGTTCTTCTCAAAGATCTCGATGATAACCGAACTAAATTATTATCTCAGAATGGTGCTAACAAATCTGAAATAGAAGCTCAGTATCTCAAAGAAAAAAGATTTATTGAAACGTCAAGCCCGCAAGAGGTATTTGCTAGAAGGCAATCTATTGAACGCCTAAACAAACGTTATGAAACTAAAATCAAAAAGGCCTTTGATAAAGAACTTAACTCAAGGATAAAGAAAATAGCTGGCGCTTTTGAAAAACAAGGTAAATCTATTTCTAGTCTTAATAAGATGTATAACCAGCAAGAGAAAATGGCTGCATTGTTTGGTAGCCGTGATAAATCAATCATTAAAGGCAAGTTTGCATCAAAACTAGAAAAGATTAATCGCGAGAAGATAAAATCAATCGATGAAGTACAAAATAAAAAGACATCAATGCAACGCGCACTTGATAGAGCTGACGCGTCTAAAGAAGCGCGGTTAAAGGCTTTAGATAGCAACCTTCCTGAGTACAAAGATTTAGTAAAACAAATTGAATCAGAGCATAATGTTTATGTTGCAAATTTAATGGCAGGAAGCTCATCGTCTAAAGACATTAAAAAATTAATGAAGCAATATCAACAAGATATCATTGATGTTGATGCTTTAGTTTCTATGATTAAGAACAAAGGAAATGTAAGAGCTGATAATGTATTAAACTTATCAGGACGTTTTAAGGATGTCGCAAGCACATTTAGAACACTTAACTTTGCTCGAAGCCTTGGTCAAGTGTCCATTACATCTATTACAGATATAGGATCAATTGTCTTTGCTCATGGACTATATAAAGCCTTAGGGGCTGTTTTCTATGGACTTGTTGGCGGTATAGCAAGAAAAATATCTCCAGAATCATCTTTAGGCAAACTATCAAAAGCTAATATTGATGAATTAAAAAGTATGGGATTTGTTACAGAAGCGTACTTGAACAATAGATTTAATTCTTTGCAGGATTTGTCTCGTGAATACACAACAACTTTTGCCAAAAAAGCTAATGATAAAATATCAAACATAGCAAGCAAGGCATCTCTAATAAATTATACTTATGATTTCTTGAGAGCAACAGGCGTAAGAGCCTCAGCGGACAGAATCATTAAAAGTAAACTAAGTCCAAAAGATGTAGAGATTTTAGCTAGTTATGGCCTAAATGCGGATATGGTCAAAAGGATCCAGAGTCAGCATAAAGCTTTCGGACAAGGCCGAAATCTAGGAATAGACAAATGGACAGATCGTGAAGCAGCAGTAATGATGCAACTTGGTCTTCAGCGTATGGCTGATAATGCTGTAATAAATCCGAAATATGAATTGCCTAATTTCTTTCATACAGATGTTGGAAAATTAATGGGTCAATTCAAAAGATGGTCAATTGCTGCTACTCAACGAATATTAATGAGTGGTCTTCAACGTCGTGATTCTGAGGTGATCCAAGGTGTCGTGGCTATGACAGGTCTTGGCATGATGAGCACCATGATCAAAGAAATAATTAAGAATGGCGAGATCCAAGAACGCTCAACAGAAGAATGGATTAAGATAGGGGTTGATCGTTCAGGTGTTCTTGGATACCTTCCCGATCTGTACGGAATGGCTAATGAACTTACTCTTGGAGGTATCGGCCGTGGCCTTGGACTAGAAGGAAAAGACGAGTATCACTCTGTTGAAAAGACATTAGGGCAGTTGAGTCCGTCTGTTGGTCTTGTATCTAATATAACCAAGGCGCTTCCGATATTCTGGTCTGACAAAAAAACATCGGCTCAAACATATGCGTTAAGAAGTATAATGCCGTTACAAAATTCTTTGCTGTTAAGTAAAGGGTTTGACTGGGTTGAGGACTCATTTAGAGATCGTTACGGGATAAAGGCACGTGGACAATCTTCCCGTTCGGTTATAAGATAATATTGAGGAGAATTTAAATGACTGTGACGCAAAGTGATAGGTTAGTCCAATACATTAGTGCTGGTGGTGCAACGGTATATAACTACGATTTCAGAATAATAAATCAGGCTGACATCCAAGTCGATCGGCTAAGGAATGATGTTGTAACTACGCTTGTTCTGAATGTTGACTATACTGTTCAGAACGTTGGAAATACGGCAGGCGGGACAATTACTTTAGCGGTTGCAGATACAGCGAATGATATCTATGCGATATACGGGATTAATGAATATGGTGGTGGTGACTATGATCAAACGACAGGGTTCAGATCAGGTGATTCAAATTCAATCATCAATAAAACAATTGAAATTTGCCAGCAGAACAGGCGTGATATTGACAGATCAATGAGAGCACCATTGGTTGATGATAATCCTAATATGGAACTACCAACGAAAGAAGAACGTAAGGGAAAGTATCCGTTCTTTGATGCTGTTACGGGTGATTTGATCGTTAGCGAATCAATTGGCATTGATACAGCTGAGACGGTAACTGTCGATAGCATGCCAGTTGTATGGGATGGGACAACAGCGGATAGAGTTAAGATGGCACGCCAATTCTTGCTCATGCCTCCCGGGACAACAGCTGAACGACCAGCCGTTCCTGTAGCAGGGATGGTACGATTCAACACCGATCTAGGTCAGATTGAAGGTTATACGGGTGGCCTATGGCAAAACCTGTTAACATCTGGAACTGGTGCACCTATTAATGCCAGCTATATCGTTAGGCAAAGTGACGGTACTTTGACCAATGAAACTGCATTAGGAGATCTTGCTACAGGTATACTAAAGAATACAACAGGAACTGGCGACCC